ACCCCCACCACATTTTCTTTGGAGGTTTTCTATGCGCGCTTGCCCGAAACCGCCCAAAAAGCCATCTGACTCACGCGAGACAAAGGTTGTCGCGCCCACCGAGGTCAAGCCGCTCTACCCACGCGAGACGAAGGAAAAGGCTCAATGAACTATCCCTACGGCTATCCCTACGTCTCGGCCTATGATTCCAACTTCGATTCCTTTGGCACGCTGCGCCTGACGGTGACGGACCCGGTGCAGACGTTCACCGAGCCGATACTGCTCGCGGATATGAAGAACTATCTGCGTCTCGACGCCAGCTTTACGATGGATGACGTGATGTTGGGGGGAATGATCTCCGCGGCCCGGGAGCAGGCGGAGATCCTGCAGAATCGCGATCTGGTGCAGAAGCAGTGGGACCTGTCCTACGACTATTGGCCGGCGTACAGGCTGCGCCTGCGCGCGCCATGCGTCTCCGTCGATCTCATGCAGTACACCGACCTCACCGGTGCCGTCACGCCGATGGCGCTGACAACGGATTACGTGATCGACCTAAAGAAGGAACCGGGCGTCATCACGCCCCCCTGGAACCGTTCCTGGCCGGCCTTTACACCGTTCCCCTCGTCGGCCATTCTGACGCGCTTCACCTCCGGCTATGCCGCGGTCGATCCTTTCTGGCTTGGAAGCGGAGCGCGGGTCAAGATTGGCATGCTGATGTTGATCAGCTCATGGTATGAGAATCGGTTGCCCTTCACGCCGGGAGCGAGCGCCGATGCGGAGCTGCCATTCGCCGTAACGTCCTGCCTGAACTATGGCGCACTTGAAAGGTTGAGCTAAGATGCCGCAGCGCTTCAATCCGCTGGCGATCGACCCCGGTGAGCTGCGTCAGCAGATCCAGATCCAGGCGCAGGCCACGACGCAGGACACGCTGGGTGGACAGATAGAGGTTTGGAATACGTTCCTGACGACGCGGGCAGCGATCTATACCGGGGCCGCGGTTCCCGATATCCGGAGCAAGCAACCCCGCGAGAATTCTCAGGATGGGCAGTTCTCCTCCGAGATCACGCATGTGATGAAGATTCGCTGGCCAGGTCCGGACGTGAGCTTGCTGGGCGGACAGCGGGTGCTGTATCGCGGCCGCTTCTTTGTGCTGCAGAACGTCGAGAACATCCAGGAGCGCGACCGCGTGCTGCTGCTGTATTGCATTGAGATCAATGGAGTCCAATAGATGATTCTCGAAGGCATTGTGGCGCTGATTGTGCAGGCGGGGAGCGGGTTGCAGGCGATTACTGCCAGCCGCATCTTCCCTGGCGTGCTGCCGGAGGCCGTGGGCGCGGCGCTGGGTGTGGATGGCCCGGCGATGGTGTTCAAGGTGATCGGCGGAAGGAGCGACGCGACGCTGGAAACCAGTGGCTTGCAGACGCTGCGGCTGCAGTTCGATTGCTACGCCGTGGGAACGGCGACGGCCTCCGGCTACGCGGTGGCCAACAGTGTGCGCGAGGCGCTGCGCGTCTTGCTGAATGGGTATAGCGACACGCTGCCCGATGGGAGTTTTCTCGACAATGCGGACCTGATCGAGGGCCGCGACGCTTATATGAATGAAGCCCGGCAATACGTTGCCGAGATCGAGTTCCGACTGTTGTACACCTTCACCGAGTAGTACCCCGCGCGAGCGGCATTTCGCATCAAGGAGAGTCAAATCATGGCTTACACACGCAGCTTTGCCCAAGCCGGGCGGGGCACCATCTTCGCTATCGGGCCTATTTCTGGAACCGTTACCCCGGTCTACGTGCCGGTGGGCGAAATCAAGACCACCGACCCCGGCAAGGGCACGTTCGACAAGGAAGAGGTCAGCAACCTGGAGTCCGGGCTGGACAAGGAGTTTCTGAAGCTGATGCGCGACAATGGAGCGCCCAAGCTCAGCGGCAACCGGGTGGGCAGCGACGCCGGGCAGTTGGCCGTGGTGGCCGCCTACAATGATGGCGATAATTCCTACATGATCAAAGTCACGCTGCCGATCAACAAGAAGGCCGGGCAGATCGCCCAGGGCGACGCCTACACCTATGACGCGCTGGTGATGGGCCAGTCGTTCGGGCCGGTCGAGACCAACAAGGCCATCGCGTACGAGGTCGAGCTGCAGATCACCGGGCCCGTCACCTTCACCCCCGGCAGCTAACGAGGTTTAGGGCGGCGTCGCATGCGGGCGCGCCGCCCCAGAACGCCAAACCTCCCGCATCCCATCTCACCTCCAAAGGATTCATCATGGCAACCCGCAAAGCCCCCAAACTACTCAAGTCTTCACCCTCAGCGCAGGACCCCACGCTTCCCACGCACATCGTCTCCACTGCCGACGGCGAGATTCGCCTCTGCCTCGACTTTGGAGCGCTGATCGACACCGAAGCGGAGCTGATCGCGGCGGGACATCACGACATCAGCTTGCTCACTTGTCTCCAATTCAATTCGGCATCTGCGCTACGCACCTTCTTCGTGATCGCGGCGCAACGCTTCCATTCCAAGCTCGGCATCGAGCATCTCAAGTCGCTGGTGACCTACCCGACGCTGGCCCCGATCAGCGAGGCGATCGCGCAGCTCTGGGTACTCTCGATGCCCAAGCCGAAGAAGACTGAGGGCGGTGCATCGGACCCTCTCACACCCGCCGAATAGGGCGGGAGGAGTATTGGGAGTACATCCTCACGGTCGCTCGCGTGGATCTGGGGATGTCGCTGGAGGAGTTGCGCAGCTTGGCGCCTTGCCAGTTTTTTGCGATGGTCGACCGGCTGAAGGCGCTGGACCGCCCGCGCAATGGCACTATCGAGCTGATGTGCGCGCAGTTGATCGCGATGGTCGGCAATACGGGCTTCCGCGAGTTCAAAAATCCAGTGGACCCGAAAGATTTCATGCCGTCGCTGCTGGTAAAGCACAGCCATGGCGGCGGCCGACCAAAGCGTCGGCGCAACCGTCAGGCCATCGCGGACGAATACAGGAGCGTCATGAATTCCTTGCCGAGTAGATCTTGATGCGGTGATAAAATTCTGCGCATGAAGGCCGGAGGCTGCGCGGGTTGAATGGATTTCTTATGTGTGGATGTTGAAACAGCAAACGAGTCGCACTCCAGTATCTGCCAGATCGGTATCGCGTCTTTTGCGGGCGGCCATTATGTTGATGGTGTAAACACGCTGGTGAATCCCGAAGACGTCTTCCTCGACGTCAATGTCGACATACATGGCATCACGGCAGAGATCGCGGCGAAAGCAGCGACATTTAAGCAGATTTATCCGATCGTCCTGAATCTGCTGGTTGACAAAATTGTCGTTAGCCATACGCCGTTCGATCGAATCAGTCTGGATCGTGCGTGCGCGGCAGCGGGGTTTCCCGCTATTCCGTGCCGCTGGCTCGACTCTGCAAGAGTGGTGCGCAGGGCGTATCCGGATCAGCGCTATGGACTGAAGTTTATAGCGCGATATTTGGGGATTGAGTTCAAACATCACGATGCGCTCGAAGATGCGCGGTGCTCCGGAGAAATTCTAGCGAGAGCGATTCTGGACACTGGAATCGATCTAGATGGTTGGTTCCGCAGGGTTCAGCAGCCCGTCTTCCTGGGCGGCGCGTCCGTGGAAGTAAACCGGGAAGGCCCATTATTCGGGGAGGTCGTCGTATTTACGGGCGAGCTGAGTATGCTGCGGCGTACGGCTGCAACTCTGGCCGCACAAGCGGGCTGTGAGGTGATGGAAGGTGTCACGAAGCACACGACGATACTTATTGTTGGTAATCAGGATGCCCGAGTGTTGAATGGTGCGGAGGTTAGTCACTCGCACGCCAAGGCGCGTGAGTTGGCGGCTAAGGGGAAACCTATCCGCATCATCTCTGAGGCTGATTTCGAAGCTCTGATCGGGCTAGGAGACTGAAGCGGCGGTGGTATAATTCGCGGCATGCGAAAAGCCATCTACGTCTTCGTGGTTTTGACTCTCGGTTACTACGCGTGGCAATGGTCGAATCACGCGGGCAGTGACGTGTCCTCGGATGCTATCGAGCAGGTGCAGGCGAAGGCGCAATCCTGCACTGCGGCCGATTTCTCGCTGTCAAAGACCAAGGCAGCCGTCGAATACGATGAGGCGAAGCTCACCGGCATAGTAACGAGCCATTGTGCATCCGCAGCCGGCGTGCGACTCAAGTGGACCGCATTCAATCCGGACGGCACCGTTGCGTTTTCATCGGATTTCTGGCCGGCGAGCACAACCAACATTCCGCCGCATACTGATTATGCGTTTGAGATGATGAATTCAGCCCCGCGCGGTAAATGGACCTATCGCGTCGTGCCTATCAGCGTTGACGTGTGGTGACACATGCAACGGCGGGGGCCTGCAGCTAAGCATCCCCAGCACGGATAAAACAAGCCGCCTTCGGGCGGCTTTTCTATTGCCCGGAGGTTGTGATGGATTTTGAAATAAAGGGCATGAAAGAGCTGGTCGCGAAGCTGGAAAAAGCGCGCGTTGACATGGCTGGCCCGGAGATGAAGAAGGCGCTGCGTGCGGGCGGCAAGGTTATTCAGCAAGCCATGATCGAGCGTGCCCCGATGCTGGATGGAAAGACGCCCGGTTCGGATTCGCTCGAGCCCGGGGCGCTGAAGTCGCACATCACCGTTTCGGTGCCAGCAAGCGACAATCCGATTGAGGCCATCATCGGCCCCAACTCGAAAGTCGCGTATGTCGCTCGCTTCGTGGAGTACGGCCATCGCCAGGTATCGGGCGGCTATCTGAAGTTGCTGGGTAACGGCAAGTCGCGCGGCACTGGCACGGCTGGCGTAGATGTTCCCGCGCATCCGTTCCTGCGCCCCGCGTTTGAGGCCAGCATTGCTCCTGCTGGCGAAGCGATCGAGAAGAGTTTGAGCGAGTCGTTCAAAGAGGTATTGCGCTGATGGGAAACATGGACCTTACAGCACGGCTGCTCGCGGATAACGCGCAGTTCGATGCGGCGATGGCGAAGTCCGCCAAAGAGGCCACGGCCACGGGTGCGGCCACGGAGAAGGCGGCCAAGCGTGGCGCGGACGCGCAGAAGTTTGCCTCCCAGTTCATCGGCGATGCGGTCACGAAGCAGAGTGTCGCACTCGTCAACGCGCTCAAGAAGCAGCGCGAGGCGTATGCGGACTTTGCTCGTGCTCAGAAGATTGCTGCCTCCGGCTACGTGTCGGAGGGCCAGGGGATCCAGGCGATGGCCGCCGCGCACCAGCGGCTGCAGACGCAGCTGCGCGCCACGGCGGAGGCGCAGAAGGCCGTCAACGGCGGTAATAAGAATGGCGGCGGCATGAATATGTCGTCGATGCTGAAGGGCCTCGCCTCGGTTGCAGCGATCGGCGAATTGATCAGCAAGATGAAGGAGGCGGTCACCGAGTCGCTCGATTTCGGCGAAGCGATTCAGCGCGCCAGTGAGAAGACGGGGCTTTCGGTTGGCACGCTCTCCACGCTGCATTATGCGGCGGGGATCACGGGCGGCGACTTCGATAAGATGAGTTCGGCTGTCGCAAAGATGGACAAGACTATCGCTGCAGCCACGGAGGGGGATAAGAAGGCTGAGTCCTTTATGAGGTCCCTCGGCCTCAATGCATCGGAGCTGGCTGGCCGCTCGGACGGCGCGGAGATCGCGTTCAAGAAATTCGCGTCGACGATGGCCGATACGGAGAATCCTATTCGCCGCGTGGAGCTGGCCACCGGGCTGCTCGGCAAGGCGGGTGCAGAGCAGATCCCCACCATCCTGCAGCTTGGCAACAACTGGGACGCGTTCCGTGCGAAGGCTGCTGCGGCAGGGGTGCAACTGGACGGTCAGACGGCGGAGTCGCTGGCTGCAACGAATCAGCGCTTGAAAGATATGCAGCAGAAGGTTTTGGGCGCGCAGCTCGCGTTCACGGATGGGTTGACGCCTGGGCTGAACCAGTTCATGAGTGCTCTTTCCAACGGCGCTGGTCCGATGTCCGTATTCACCAGCCTGGGGGAGAGGTTGGCAGCAGTCATGAACCTTGCGGCGGCGGCAGCCTATGGGCTGGCGAGCGGCACCGTAGAACTGGCGGCGCTTGGGGATGGTGGAAGGCTTACCTCATCGGGAAGGGAGATGTTGGATCTGGCTGCGAGTTTGGACGCCAAAGCCCAGGAGTTTCGCGAGGCGATGGTGGAAGGCAATAAGAGCGGAAGCTCGCCGATCATTCCCGCCGTGGTGTCCGGGGGTGGGACTGGCGGCGATGGAGGGTTTGGGGGGACTGGCGGCGATCCCGGCAGCGCGGCCAAGGCCGAGGCCGCGGCGAACAAGGCCCGCGAGCAGCGGCTGAAGGGCTACACCGCCGATCTCGACCAGATGAAGCAGCAGACTAATGTATCGGTCAAGGTAGAGTACGACTTCTGGTCGCAGCGCATCGACGCGTTCAAGCAGGGCTCGGAACAGTACGACG